GGATACAGTGTGAACCTCGAAGTCATCATCTGGCATCAGGGTGAGAACAACTCAACGATGACTCAGACGGCATATTCGGACAATGTCTACAATCTGGTTCAGTATTTCCGTAGCGAATTCAATAACTGGAAAGTACCCTTCGTTATTGGTCAGATGTCTCCTGAAGGCATTGAAGCCAATGCTGGGCGAGAGAATATCGATGCCGCACATAAGGACTTGCCTAACCGCATTTCCTACTCGGCTTTCGCACCCGCTATGCGAAGCGGTTACAATGCTGGAGATACGACGCACCTTTCGCGTCGTGGTGTAGAGTACCTCGGTCGAAACTATGCTGATGCTCTGGCTGTAGCACGAGCAAATGCAGATATTCGTCCTCGTTTGAAGGAAGTCGAAGATGGGATGGACAACATCCCGTCGATTGTCGCAGATACTCTTGCTGACAATCCTGATGTTATTCAGTCTGCCGTAACTATGGCTTCGAGTAACGCAGGTCTTATCGCACAGTGGAAGCCGAACACCAGTTATGTAGTGGATCAGCAGGCTGTGCATCCGGTTACTGGCGATATCCTCACAAGAACCGCCAATGGTACATCCGGTGCTACTTTCACCATGACTGGTTGGAGAGCGTCAGCTACCGCTACAAGTCTGGCGAGTAAGATGGACGATGGTGAAGCTGTCACATTCGAGCAGCTTCCCGATCTTTCAGGTAAGTTCGCTGCTCTGGATTCCGGACAGAAGATTCTATATTCTCAGCTTCCGGCAGCAGCAAAGGCAGTTGACGATAAGAAGCCTATCGGTGAAGGTGCCTTCGGTCTTTGGGCGCATGATTACGGATGCAAGGGTGACTACAAGTCCACCTCAAACAAGGGCACGGATAATGCTACTGCATTGAATGCCTTCCGTGATGCAGCTAAGGCAGCAGCTACCTTTGGTGCTGTGTGCTTGAACTTTGGACCGGGAGCTTTCCGTACCACTCAGGAATGGGATATTTACCGGTCCAATAGCCCGCGTCTCGACTTCGTAATCAAGGGTGAATCGAATCTTACGACGTTTATTCTTGCCGATTTCTACGGCACGAGCAAGCGTCTCATCAAGAGCCACGATCCCTTGGGAGTTACACGTAGCTCACCGACGACCATTGCACATATTCAGCTGGGTACAGTGGATCGAAGTGGTCCAAACCCTGTCCTGTTGGATATTTATGGCCATGGTGAATCGCGAATTGAATCTGTTAGGTTTGGGCCATGTAACAATACGGTCATGACTATTGCGGCGCTTCAGAATGTTCGCTACCGAGATATCGTATCTTTCTATGGAGGTAAGCACTACTCCTACCGCGATACTACTGGCATCACATTCACATCTACATCAGGATCGACGACAGTGACGGCATCTGCCGATGTTTTCAACGGCTCTGATGCAGGACGGCTGCTCAACCTCTTCGGAACTACGGCGACCAAGTATTTGATTTCGACATACGTCGACGCTCGTACTGTGACAATCAGTGGAACAACGCCTGCTATCACCCAGAATGCTGTTCCGGGTCAGTTTGAACCTGCCCGTATCACAACGGTCGCCGGTTCTAATCAAGTATCCGCTAATGCATCCGTATTCACGAGCGATGACATTGGGCGAATCATCTACATCCTCGGTGCCCGCACAGGACCTTGGGGAGCTGCACTTCTCCGAGCTACAATTACGGGGCTAGTGTCCGGTCTCACGGTAACGCTAGATGTTCCTGCGGATATTTCGGTTACTCGTACGGAATTCTCCGTTCCAGTCATCGAATTCTACTCGCCGACTAAGGTTGGACAGCTCGGTACGATCAATGGCGGCAGCAACGACTTCAAGGTCGACCTGCTCCACATTGAGAACTACAAGGGTATGGGTCTCATTGCTCAGGATACCGTCTTTGGGCGAATTACTGACATGAAGATCCATGGCGAAGTCACACCGACCAATACGCAGTCCTCAGCGGGTGCTATGTGGTTGGATGACTATGCTGGACACATCAGTGGTGATTTGGATGGTCATGCACTCGGTGATCACCGTATCCATTACTGTAACATGAATGACACGTTGACCTTCGGGGATCTCAATACTCGGCGTGGCGTGAACGCACGCATCCACCAAGTTGGCGTCATGACTGATCCGGGTGGCTATGTTGTAATCAAGAACTTCAACAGCTACTCGGCAACCACATCAGGCGATCCATATGACATGGTGGAAGATACCAACACAACTCCAAGGCTGATCCATGACGGGTTCGTCAACATGCTCGGGGATGCTTTGGAGCCACGTATCTACACTGGTCGATGGTCGTACATGACAATGTCTGGCGATAGGGTCATGTACTCCCCGAACAAAACGCGATACAAGATTGTTGTGTCGGATGCGGGAGCACTCAGCACCACCGCAGCCACAGGCTAAACAACTCATTCAAAATAGGACCTAATTAAAGGAGCCGTTATGTCATTTACACTTGGGTCTAGCGGCTCCTTTAATAGTCTTGAAAAATTTCTTCGTTCGGCCTCTAAAAGAGACCTCTCCCGAGAGCTTGAAAAGTATGGTCGTGAAGGAGTAGCTGCACTTTCTAAAGCAACGCCTTTGGATACTGGTGAAACTAAGAACCAGTGGGACTATAAGGTAGAACACTCTCGCGGATCTTATTCGCTCAGCTGGTTTAATGGCCATCTTACAGAAGACGGCAGCCCAGTTGTTATTATGCTGCAATACGGTCACGGTACCGGAACCGGCGGATACGTTAAGGGAAGAGACTTTATTAATCCTGCAATGAAACCCATATTTGACACTATCGCAGACAACGTTTGGAAGGCGGTGACTTCTGCATGAGCAGCATTGACGAACGTATCGTCTCAATTAAGTTCAACAACAGCCAATTCGAGGCTGGTATTAAGACGACCATGACTTCGTTGGATGGTCTCAAGAAGAGTCTAAACTTCTCGGCAGGGGTCAAAGCACTTGGAGACTTGAATGCTGCAGGTAAAGGTATCAACTTCAAGTTCGATACCACAGGCTTTGACGGCAAGGTCAAGGCTACCGTAGATGCGGCAAACGATCTCAAGAAAAACTTGAAGTTCGATGATGTTAAAAAGGGACTCAACGATCTCGATGCTGCTGGCAAAAAGATCAACCTTAAACTTGACCCTACACCATTCCAAAATGGTGCTAAGGGTGTCGTAGATGCAGCTAATGCTATCAAGACGAACCTGAACTTCGAGTCAGTTCAGCGTGGTATCGGCAATCTCAAGATGTCTGCGCAGAACTTCTCATTCCAGAATGTAGTTACTGGTCTTCAGGGTGTCGGTCAGAGCATATCTGACCTCGATCTAAAAGCTAAAGCAGTATCACTGTTGCCCGTAGGCGATCAAGCAGATCAGGTAGCCGCTCGATTTAGCGCTATGTCTGCTGTAGGTATCGGAGCACTAGTTGCTCTCGGTGCTAAAGCAGCCACCATTGGTGCAAATATGGCGCAGTCACTATTCATCGATCCAGCTAAATCGGGTCTTGCCGAATATGAGACAAACCTCGGGTCTATCCAGACCATTATGGCTAATACTCAGAGCAAGGGCTCCACGCTCAAGGACGTCAATGGCGCTTTGGATGAGCTCAACCAATATTCAGACAAGACGATCTACAACTTTTCGGAAATGGCCAAGAATATTGGTACATTCACCTCAGCTGGTGTGGATCTCAAGACCTCAACACAATCCATCAAGGGTATCGCAAACCTTGCGGCTATGTCTGGTTCAAACTCTGAACAAGCCTCTACTGCTATGTACCAGCTCTCACAGGCTTTGGCTGCGGGTAAAGTCGGTCTTCAGGACTGGAACTCTGTCGTTAACGCAGGTATGGGTGGCGAAGCTTTCCAGAATGCGCTTAAAGAAACTGCCGCAAACCAAGGTAACAATGTCGATGGTTTGATTAAGAAGTACGGTAGCTTCCGTGAGTCACTTCAGTCGGGCTGGATCACCGACAAGGTCTTGAATGAGACTTTGGCTAAGATGACCGGCGATCTATCCGACAAACAGCTTAAAGCTATGGGATACACCGATAAACAGATCGTTGATATCCAGAAGATGGCTAAGACGGCTGGCGATGCGGCTACAAAGATCAAGACCTTCTCTCAGCTTACTGGAACTCTAAGTGAGCAGACTGGGTCTGGGTGGTCTGAAACTTGGAAGCTGATTCTTGGAGACTTCGAACAAGCCAAGGGTATGTGGACGGACACCTTCAATGCGCTAGGACCTATACTTCAAGCGTCTGCCGATGCTCGAAATAAAATGCTTGGCGATTGGAATAAACTGGGTGGTCGAGATGTCATGATCGACGCAGTCAGGCAGTCCTTTCATGCTCTCCTAGGCGTTATTACACCCATTAAGGATGCCTTCAGAGAAGTCTTCCCGCCAACAACGGGCAAGCAGTTGTATGACATGACGGTCTTCATTCGTGATCTCATCAAAGCACTCGTCCCCGGAGAACAAGCAACTAGCCTGATTAAGAACGCATTCAAGCTCTTGTTTACGATCCTCAAAATAGGGGTAGATATTCTCAAGGGTGCTATCGGTGTTGTGGTTGCGTTCTGGAAAGCCTTTGCTACTGGTGGAGATTCAATCGCCGGAAGCATGAAACCGCTAACGGATATGCTTACTAAAGCCACCGATGCTATTGCTAACTCGACATTCGTCAAGGACTTCTTCGATAACCTGATCAAGGGTGCGACAGTTCTCGGCGGAGCTTTGGGCCAAGTTGTTCCGATAATCATAAGCCTCGCTTCTACTCTGGGGCAGTTCTTCTATGATATTTCGGGCTACGGTATGTACTATGTTTCGGCATTTGCAAGGCTTATTGGCGGCGCACTTGTCGATGGCATTCAGATAGCTATCAGCTTCTTCGAGGTTTTAGTAGCAGTCATTAAATGGGCGGCCAATGGATTCGATGGAGGTCTTGATGCAGCACTGACTAGGGTTAGCGAACGACTGAAATCTCTTGGCCGACTAGGCGAAGCCGCAACTCGTATGTGGACCGCAATCAGCGAAGCTGCACAGAGGTTCTGGGAAAAGATCAAGCCCATTCGCGATGCGGTGGCTAAGATGTTCCAAGATATCGGTAAGAACATCAGCGAGGTGTTTACTGATGTAAACTTCAATGACACCCTCGACATGGTTAACACTGGTCTGCTTGCAGGCATCTTCCTGATCTTCCGCAACCTGTTCAAGAAACTCTTGGGTATGGGCGATGGAGTTAAGAAGGGTCTACTCGCGCATCTAGACACCAGTGTAGAGAGCATCAACAAGGTACTCGAAAGTCTTAGCGGAACGCTTGAAGCAATGCAGCAGAACCTCAAGGCGGATACCTTGATGAAGATTGCCATCGCAATCGGCATCTTGACCATCTCTGTTGTTGTTCTGTCGATGATTGACTCGGGTAAGCTGACAAAGGCTCTTATCGGTATTGCCGTGATGGTAGTTATCTTGGGGCAAGCTATGAAGGCCTTAGATAAGATCTCGATGGGCTCCGGCTTCCTTAAGATTCCATTTATTGCCGCATCGATGATTCTGCTAGCTATTGCGATTGCTCTATTGGCTATCCCAGTCATGATGCTGTCTAAGCTAAGTTGGAATGAGCTAATTAAGGGTCTTGCGGGTGTCGCAGTCCTATTGTTCGTGTTGTCCAAAGCAACGGAAAGTATGGCTAAGAACCCTGCCAACCTAATCGCTACAGGCATTGGGCTTATGGCAGTAGCATTCGCAATCAAGATTCTAGCCAGTGCAGTAGCGGATATCGCCAAGCTTAGCTGGGAAGAGATGACCAAGGGTCTTATCGGCGTAGGAGTGCTACTTACTGCACTGTCTATATTCTCCAACATGACTAAAACCAATAAGGGTGCCATTGCCTCTGGCGTTGGGCTTATTCTTCTGGGCACAGCTCTTAAGATTATGGCTAGCGCTTTGGGCGACTTCGCTGCCATGGATGTCGGGAGTCTTGTCAAGGGACTCGTAGTTATGGGACTCGTGCTGGTAATGCTGTCACGATTCACGACTGCTGTTAAACCAGACGGCATATTTAAAGCTGCTGCGGCGATGATCGTTCTTGGGGTGGCTCTTAAGATAATGGCAAGTGCCCTTATGGACTTTGCCGGTATGAGTTGGGAGGAGCTTGCTAAGGGACTTCTAACCATGGTCATAGCTCTAACTGCTATGAGTCAAGCTATGGCACGAGTTCCGCCGAACATGCTCCTGAGTGCTATCGGGTTCATAGCTGTAGCCGCAGCTATGAAGATTATGGCATCGGCGCTTAAGGATATGGGCGGTATGTCTTGGGAAGAGATTGGTAAGGGCCTCGTCGTTCTTGCCGCCTCACTGCTCCTGATGTCGGTGGCTATGATCGCAGTTTCAGGATCTATCGCTGGTGCCGCAGCTATATTCATCATGGCGACGGCGTTATCTATTCTGGCACCGGCTCTGAAGACTCTAGGCGATATGTCGTGGGATCAGATCCTCCATGGCCTTGTGGCTTTGGCAGGCATCTTCGTTATATTCGGTCTTGCCGGTCTAGTATTGACACCTCTCGTACCGATTCTGTTCGCCTTGGGTATATCCTTGGGTATGATGGGTATCGGTCTGTTCGGTATTGGTCTGGGCACGGTACTGTTCTCAGCTGGTCTAATCGCCATCGCTGCGGCAGTTACAGTAGCCGGACCTCTATTGATTGCATTCGTCGGGTCTATCCTCGCTCTTATTCCGCTCGCAATGACGGAACTGGGTAAGGGTATTGTGGCATTTGCTGGAGTTATTGGTAATGCGATGCCCGTATTTATCGAAGCATTCGTTAAGCTGCTGCTTGGTTTGCTTACCGCTATCAACATCGTATTACCACAGCTCATGATCACTTTGTGGGCACTTATTGTGGCATTGGTGGATCTAGTGGTGCGTGCTATTCCGCTATTCGTGGACGCTGGTATGAAGTTGCTCATCGGTATTCTAAAGGGTATCGGGGACAACATATACCAACTGGTCACGGCAGCCGCCGATATCGTTACCAACTTCCTCAATGGGCTTGCTGACAATATTGGGCGAATTGTCGATGCAGGCGTAAATCTCGTGGTTAAATTCCTCGAAGGAGTCGGTCGAAATGTCCAAAAGATCACAGATGCTGCAGCAGACCTGATTATCGATTTCGTGAATGGACTCGCTTCCACGATCGAGACGAAATCTCAGGAAATGCGTGATGCGGGTATGAGGCTTGCTGGGGCGATCATCGACGGTATGACCGGCGGTCTTGCTTCAAGGGCTAAGGAAGTTGCTGATGGCGCATGGAAGATGGGTCAGGACGCTATCGCGAATATCGCTAAAGCAATTGACTCTCACTCTCCGTCTAAGGAAACTCATAAGCTGGGTCAATACTTCGGCGATGGTTTCCATCTGGGTATTGCTTCCCTAGGAGGCAAGGTCAATAACACGGCTGCGGGTATGGGTACTTCTGCGGTGTCAACGCTCAAGAAGTCCATGTCGGGCATCAAGTCCGTAATTGAAGCGGATATTACCACGCAACCCACCATTCGACCTGTACTCGATCTGTCCGCTGTCAAGAAGGACTCAGCCGCTATTGGCAGCATGATCAAGCCGCCTAAGTTGACTGTCCGCACATCATATGAGCAGGCATCTACATTGGCACTGCAGGCTCGGACTAAGGATGCTGGCGAAACTGCTCCGACTAAGGGTGATGCAGTGCCTGATTCAGGTACGAACATCACTTACAATCAGTACATCAATTCGCCTAAGGCTATATCTCGTGGCGAACTATATCGTGAAACCAATAACCAACTGTCCAAAATAAGGGAGGGCAAACCTAAATAATGCTAGCTAAAGTAGATGTTCTAGCTCCGCAAGGCAATACAGTACTGTTCTCCCTTTGGAATCATTCAAATGGTTATGTGGTCAAGGATATTACGGGTCTAGATCCTGTGAAAGCAACACTGGTGTCTTCGAAAATGGCGGGACGTGATGGCGAGGAATACCAAGCCAGTTCTCGTGAGAAACGAAACATCATATTCACTCTGGATCTAAGGCCTGAGTATGTCAACACGACAGTTCGAGATCTTCGGAATCGACTGGCGGGCATATTCATGCCAAAGGCTGAGCTTCGTCTTCGCTTCATTGATGACGATGAGACCTTTGTTGATATTTACGGAATAGTGGAAACGTTCGATAGCCCTATCTTCGTAAAAGCTCCTGTAACTACGATCTCAATACTCTGCTTCGATCCGGATTTCTATGAGCCGGTCCCGATTACAGTGGATGGAATGACCACCTCTGGTAGTTCCGAAATAATGATCGATTACAAGGGCAGTATCGCCACAGGTATCGGATTGCGTATGAATGTCAACCGCGACCTTCCGGCAATTACGATCCATCTTCGTCCTGAAAATGGATCGTACCGAGATCTGATGTTTGATACAGCTCTTACCCCCGGAAGTACCCCCCTTGTCGCCGGAGACGTGCTGGATATCAGTACTGTCAATGGCGACAAGGGGGCTTCCCGCCTTCGTGGTGGAATATGGACATCCGTCATGTACTGGATCGATCCTGATTCAGCATGGGTTACCCTAGCTCCGGGAAAGAATTATATTCGAGTCAACTCAGGAGGAGCGCCAATAGCCTATACGATCGACTACATCAATAGGTACGGGAGTCTCTAATGGATCTTTATATTCTGGACGACCTTCTTCGCCGCATTGATATTGTCGATAAGTATGAATCGCTCATTTGGACCGAGCGGTGGGCTGCCTTTGGAGATTTCGAACTCGTCACTCGTGCGACTTGGACGAATCAAACCCTTCTGACCAAGGGAACGCGATTGTTCACAACTTCATCGGAAGGTCGCGTTATGGTCATCGATACTTGTAGTATCAAGGATGACGCGGAAGGGCGTTCTATGCTGACAGTTACCGGGAAGTCTTTGGAGTATATTCTCGAAGACCGAGTGGCTCGTCATAGCTTTGCTGATCTAACCTTAGCGCCTCGGTGGGCCATCACAGGCACACCGGGGGCTATCGTTAGGAGCATGTTTAAGGCTATTTGTATAGACGGTATTCTGCATTCGAAGGATGTTATTCCCTTCATCAAGACTGGAACCATCCTTCCCCCCGATACAATCGCCGAGTCCGGGTCTGTTGTGAAGCGCGAATTCGAGCCCCAATCTCTATACAAAGCTATCCAAGATACTTGTAAAGAGTATGATCTAGGATTCGCACTTGTTCGTAATGCTGATAGATCAGAACTATATTTCGAAGTTTACTCCGGAAGCGATAGGACCTCGAATCAGCATGATATTCCATCTGTAGTGTTCAGCCCTGAGCTCGACAACTTGACGAACATGTCCTCGGTATCGTCAAAGGCCGACTATAAGAATGTGGCATACGTATTTTCACCAAACGAGTCACTTGTTGTATACGGTCTCGGAGTAGATCCCTCGGCAGAAGGATTTGAGCGACGTGTCCTCGTAGTCAAGGTGGACAATGTACGCCAGAATGACAATGAAGACAAGTTGTCGATTACTGACATCCTTAAACGCAGAGGACTGGAAGCCCTGCAAGATCATAAGACAGTTACTGCATTTGATGGCGAGATTCCCAAATATGGCTATCAGTACAAACGCGATTACCGCCTAGGCGATATTGTCGAGATGCGAAAAGCTGATGACGTCATCAAGTACATGCGTGTTACTGAACAGATCTTCATTTCCGATGCTGAGGGTGATCGTTCGTATCCGACGCTAGCAGTCGAAGCGTTCTGAAACTACCCAACCATAGGATGTAACATGCATAAACTTTTCAATACCCTACTCAAAGCTCCGTACAATGCTTACATGAAGATTGCTGAGCCTCGAGTAAGACGTCTTATCTACTTCTTCATCTACCTGCTTTTGGTCATCTCGGGAACCGGGGTAATCTTCAAACCGCCTGCAGCACTGGCAAACATTCTAGGTGGACTAATCCTAGTCTATGTCTTGGCAGGCTTTATCGTTGTAGGGGCAACGGTATGTGCATTTTCGGTACTTCCCGGAATTTGGTGGTTTGAACGTGTGGGACTATACTCAATTGCAACGGGCATTGTCATGTATTCGGCAACCCTGCTGTTTCTTGGAGCTTCTACACTCGTAATCATCATCCCCTTGATCGTCATTCTCCTTCTCACACTGCGCTGGTTGGATATTAAAGAGTTCTTGCTAGCGCCCAGAGAGGGGTAATTCGTGGACGAAACCGCAAGGATGGTAGTCACCGTGTTGGGGACAGGTGGTGGTACAACACTACTAATAGCTTTTGCTAAAGGTTTCGGTAAATGGCGTTCTGGAGAAGCTCATCGTGAACAAGTACGGAACACATCTGCCGAAGCGCTACGTGTGAAAGCTATTGCGGACCGCGAGAAATCCGATAAAGAACGTGATAGAGCCGATGATCTACGACGTGAAGCAGAAGAGCATGTAGCTATGCTGCAGCGTCAAATTATTCTGCTCGGTGCAACACCTGTCAAACGCGAAACTGAACAATCAAAATAGGAGTAATTTATGGCTGAACATGAAGCCGTTGTTTCAAACTCAGGCCTTGTCCTGAGTGATGGCGTCTATGACTTTCTTCGGCAGCTTGTCGAGAAGGTCTTCCCGGGTCTTGGTGTGCTGTACGCAGCACTCGCTCAGATCTGGCACTGGGGCTACGAGTTCGAGGTCGGCGGAACGTTTGCCGCCCTCACCGTATTCGGTGGCTTGCTTCTGACTCTCTCTCGCAGGGGTCGGATCGTCGATCCATCGGTACCACCCGGTGGGTACGATGGTGCTGTGGTTGAAGACTCAATTGACGGACAGACGGTCCTCCGAGTCGACCTCAGCGATGAATCCGCAGCAGACCTGTTGAACAAGAAGCAGCTCGTCATCAAAGGGTATGATGTGACCGCCTGATTAGCGGTCGCAAGTAAAACATGTATTATAATGAGAACTCTTGAAAGGAGAAATCATGTTTAAAAAAGACACCAACACTGCCGGACTCGAAAAGGTCATTGGCCTTGTAACTGCCGAACTCGAAAAGGCCACGCCCGGTACTGAAGAGTTTGCCAAGATTGCTGAACAGCTTGAACGCCTCAACAAGATCGCCTCCACACGGAAGAGCGAACCTGTTAGCGCAAACGCTATCATCGCAGTCATCGGCAACCTCCTCGGTATCGGACTGATCATCAGAACAGAACAGTTCAATGTCATCACCACGAAAGCCATTGGCTTTGTTGGTAAATTCCGATCTTAACATGACCCCATCTTAATACAGAACATCAAAATAGGAGCCGTGTGTAAGGATTAAAAACCCTTACACACGGTTTCTTATTTTTGTCTACATGCCCTCCTTTTCTTTCCCAAAAAATGCCCGGGGGGAATTCCTGACAAAACAATTCGCAGGGTTTACACGGGGTATAGTGAGAACCCCTACTAACAAAGGAACCCCATGAAAAAGTTTAAGAAATCTTACATCAAAGTCGAAGACCTCCGGTCCGATGACCACATCAAGGTTGCTGGAATCTTGTACCGCGTTAACCGAATCGAAATTATCGGTGACGCGTACCTGATCCAGTTCCGAAATGTACGTCGTCCGCTCGTGCCGGGTCTGCTGACCTTCGAGAAGAATACCCTTATGACCATCTGGAACCCGAAGTAACCCTCAAGCTAGGAGAGCCTACAAGCCCTCCTAGTTTTTCCTCGCAGAAATTACAAGGGATATTATGAGAAGAAACACTACAATTTTAAGGAATCAAAAACCATGAAAGCTATTGAAAACACCTTCAACGCCATTGCAATCGCACTCGCCGTTGTCATCATCACTATCGCAACCCTCTTTATCGCCAATGGCGGTACAGTAAAGGTATACGAGAAGTCGCTGGTGAACAACGTCGCAGTGCCCCTCCACGCAATGATTGATGGAAAACAGCACCACATGTTTGAAAACCCGAATGTCATTCTCGACATCAGCTACAACAAGTAGCATAGATGGGAATCCCACACGGATTCTCATTTTTGTCTCGCATAATTTACAAGGGGTATAGTGAGAAGTTAACCACTATGAAAGGTACTACATTGACTCAGAACCAGAACGATAACATCCTCCTGCACCTCGAATGGGAAACCAAATTCGCTGCAGCAGTTGTTACCGCCGGTATGACCAAGAAGTAACTACTAGCAATACCCCTCAATTAGGAGAGCCTACAAGCCCTTCTAATTTTTCGCACATTTTACATGTCCTATAGTGAGAATTAACCCCTAGAAAGGATCATTAAAATGACCGAAACTGTTAACGTCCCGTACCTGTACATGGAGACGCTCACGCTCATTAACCGCACCGAAGAACGCCTTCTGGACTCCCCCAATCCCATCACCCGATCGGATCTCAAGGAGCTCGGACTGCTTCACCGGAAAGCGGCTAACTACCGTGAGTCGATCTTCAAGTCTTGGAATCGAGCCGAAAAGCCCAAAACGTCATTCTTTAAGAAACTATTCTGGATCTAATATCCAGCTAGAAGAGCCTACAAGCCCTTCTAGTTTTTCTCGCAAGAATTACACACATTATAATGAGAAGTTAACCCCCTATTAAGGAGTAATATCATGACTGCACGCCCCAACCGCGCTGTCCGCACTCTCGCCTCCATCGTCCTGATCCCCAAGATCGCACTGGATCTGCCCAAAGCAGCCATCCAAAGCGTCAAGGATTTCAACGAAGATGTTCGCGAAGAGGTGGACTTCCGCAAGAAGCTTGCCACTGAATATGCCCGCAACAAGGCTTAACCCCAAAATGAGAATCCCACAAAGATTCTCATTTTTTCGCACGATAAACATGCCCTATAATGAGAAGATAATCCCTATGAAAGGATCTACCATGTTTAAGAACGCCCTCGCCCTGCCCATTCGCTTTGTTGCTAATATCAAAGCCCGAATCGAACAGCAGCGAACCCTCGTAAACATCATGACCGACTAGCACTATCACCCGAATGAGGGGCCCCACAAGGCCTCTTATTTTTGCCTTTTCGTAGGATCTACATGTCCTATAGTGAGAACTAACCCCTATGAAAGGATTTACTATGAACACGTCAACCAAAGCATTCGATGCCAATTGGGAACGCCGTAGAGATGTCGTCCTCGCACTCGCTGAAGCTGAAGAGCTTATGCTGCACTATGCAAAGAAAGATGAAAACCACCCCTTGTTGGGTAGTTGTCAGATTCGTGTTGTAGAGTGGCAGTATACACTCTATCAGCTTAATAAGGAGTTCGAAGCGATGATTACCTACAGCGTCGACCAAGGCATACCAATGCTGAAGAAGACATTCTGGCAGAAACTGCTAAGGAAGTAATCGAAATAGGAGGCCTACAAAGCCTTCTATTTTTTCGCAGGGATAACATATCCTATAGTGAGAACCCTACGAAAGGAAATATATGAGTAAAGTCAAGACATACTATCAACAACACAAGAACGATTTTGTAACAATCGAAGTCTACCTTCTGTTCGTAGCTAGTCTATCTGCCTTCGCATATATCGCTGTACAATAAGTTCCAAGAATAGGAGAGCCTACAAGCCCTCCTATTTTTTTCGCACGCATTACACACCCTATAGTGAGAACCCCTATGAAAGGAAATATCATGACATCCCCCCTTATCGTTGAACTCGAAAAGGCTACTGACGACGAAATTAAAGTCGCGAGTAACAAGATGGCTAAGCTCCTCACCATGAAAATCGTCATTGGTGTGGTCGCTAGCGTCATCGTACACTTCGCCTCCGAAGCAATCGTCGGTGCCATCGAAAACCGAAAGAATGACCATGAACTAACCGAAGAATAGCCCCTCAAGCTAGAAGAGCCTACAAGCCCTTCTAGTTTTTCGCACTCAATACATGCCTTATAGTGAAACCCACCACTATGAAAGGCATATGATGAACTCTACTATTGAAGTTCCCGCTATCGACATTCTTATTGGAGACACTATTGAATTTAATCACAAAGTTTGGACAGTCACATTCGTAACATTAGTACGAGGCACAATTGTCGAAATTTCAGTTAAAGAAAAAGGTCTTCATGCCAGAATGACTCGTGAGGACAAATTAATGGTTCACAAAAACGCCACCGTAACCAAGGTGAACTAATGAGGAGGCCCTAACAAGGCCTTCTCTTTTTTATTCGCAAGATTTACACATCCTATAGTGAGAACCCCTACTATCAAAGGAACTACCATGCTCAGAAAATACTCTGTTTGGAATTTCATCCTCGATGCCCTACTCGTCCTGATCACAGGAGGATTCTGGTTCATCTGGATTGGAATTCGTGAACTCCGTAATCTGGCAAATAGCCGCCACCGCTACTAGCCCCTCAGATGAGAATCCCACAAAGATTCTCATTTTTTCGCTAGAATAACACACCCTATAGTGAGAACCCCTACTAACAAAGGAACACTATGAAAACTCGCACTTTTACCAAAAATCTCATCGTACACACCCCGCCGACCAAAGAATCCCTCAAAAAGGCTTTTACCGCATACAAACCTAAATCATTCAAAGACTTTATAGTCATTTGTATGGTGAACGCAACTGCTGTCGACGCCGCCAAAAAGGGTTGGCTTGATCGACCGGGTACCTACGAAATCTCAGATATTTGGTTCAGTAAAGAAACGAGCTGGAACAAAGTGATCTGCCGAGTACGCAAGATCTCATAACCCGATAAGGGGCCCCACAAGGCCTCTTATTTTTCCTTCGCACGCATTACACACCCTATAGTGAGAACCCCCTCAACGAAAGGAACTGAAATGAAGAAATTCAAGATGAAGCCCGAAACCAAGGAAAAGCTGAAGAACGTCTGGATCGAAGCTTCGCCCTTTGTGATGCCCCTCGTTGCAGGTGTCGTTGGAGTCCTCTACATCTATTCAAAAGGTGTGGAGACCTCCAATGAGCACTATGCAGCATCGCTCAATCGCAAGGATGAAGCCTACGAAGCCATGACCGACCGAACAGCCGCCTCCACGGAACGGTTGAACCACGATATCCTCACAAGGATCGTCCCCAACGAGTAAATCTCAAGAAGCTAGAAGAGCCCACAAGCCCTTCTAGTTTTTCTTCGCATATTCTACATGTCCTATAGTGAGAAGTTAACCCCTATGAAAGGTAATACCATGAACCTCAAAAAAGACATCAAAGATATCGGCTACCTGCTGATCACCCCCGTCCCCGCAAAGTACCACTTTGAAGGCGTCAACAACCAGCGTGCAGCGCGACAACTCACAGTTGTCAGCATTGCGCTCCCCCTCGTTGCCACCGTCATCGCCGTATACGCACCGGTCGTGATCGACAAGGTCCGTAATCTGAAAGTCCCTTTTGAAATTGGACCGATTTACTGGAATAAGAAGTAACACCTCAAGCTAGAAGAGCCTACAAGCCCTTCTAGTTTTTGCCTCGCATATTTTACACACCCTATAGTGAGAACCCCTACTAACAAAGGAAACACTATGAAAACCCTCATGAACCTCGACAATGCCCCCGTAACGGTATCCGAAGTCGTCAAGTCGGCTGGCTCATCGTTCGCGAAATCAATCGCAATCGAAGCCACCGTCATTGTCGGCCTCTATACCGCCTACTGGATCATGTCAGCCGTGAAGGACTCCAAGAAGTCCAAGTAACACTCGAGCTAGAAGAGCCTACAAGCCCTTCTAGTTTTTCGTAGAATATACATGTCCTATAGTGAGAACTAACCCCTAACAAAGGACATACCATGACCGCCAAGACATCTACCCAGCACGCTGAAGAACTTGCGATGCTCCTGCACAAACTCGCCGACCTGATCGATTCCGATCCGACCAAGGTTGAGTGGAAAGAAATGCAGAAGATAGCTCGATACTTCTGGCAGGGATGCCTTATTGGACGCCTTATGGCATTTAAAGAACGTAAAAGGAAGTAATCAAAATAGGAGGCCCTAACAAGGCCTCTTATTTTTTCGCAGGTATTACACACCCTATAGTGAGAAGTACCCCCACTAACAAAGGAAACATCATGTTCAAGAATCACAAACTGGAACTGAAGCTTGTCAAGAACCGCAATCAGGATGAACTGGTTGATGCCACCCCGTCTGTCACGAAAGAAGACATCGTTCACATCGCAAAGAACGTTGCCAAATTCGTCATCGGAGGAGTGCTCATCACCATGGCAGCCGGTGCAGCTCTCGACACCGCTCAGTACGCAGCAATGACTCGTATCGACAAGAAGAACTCCCGAGAACTGGAAAACTAATCCAAGATAAGGGGCCCGCAAGGCCTCTTATTTTTTCGTGAGTTTTACATGCCCTATAATGAGAACTCCTATGAAAGGATCGACATGTTTTTCGATGATATGGATGACCTGTTCTACAAGATTTGGAGAGAGATATTTAGTCAAGAAGCTATAGCATTACCGCTAAAGAAACGACACGATATTCAGACCCGACATGTCTTGAAGAACACCGCCCGTCACACAACACGTCCTCTATTCAACAAGCGACTATCGAAAGGAAGGGCCCCGCGTGGGCTTTCCTTTTCGCAAAATTTACATGTCCTATAATGAAAGGAGTGTAAAACTAATGGAGGCGGTATCCAACCCGCTAATATAGTCCATCCCTGCTGCCCAATTAACAACGGCAACATCACGCCCTTTCACTGAGAAGACCACCTGCTATTCGTAAGAGTACCAGACCTTCTCTTTTTCTCGCAAGAATTACATGCCCTATAATGAGAAGAAAGGTTAGGTACTGGCGAGGCCTAATAAGCATTGCCCCCGAAACCACCGCAAGGTGCGACAAATAGTTAATCACCTTTCTCCTCAACACCCCCTATATTTTTTGCCTAACCAAGGAGACGTCCCGTGTCTGAAGAACTTAAGAAGCGTATTGATGGCGTAATGGCCGATAGCCAAAAGCGAACTGCCGCCGAGATGGACCTGTATATTCTCCGATTCTTTGGGGATAAGGCGACCTTCGAAGAGTTCGCACACCTCTATATTTTGGAAGTGATCCATCCCAGCGAGTTTGAAACCATGCAGAGCAATGATTTGTTTGCGGATAATTTGGAGTATAAGATCCGCATTACGACTACCTATCGCCTCCGTCGAAAGACCCAAGCTGAGCTGGCCAAAGAAGTGGTCGAGACCTCGCAGGAATTACATGCCCTATAATGAGAGAGTACACTTAGAGATAAGTCGAAGAGCCTGTAGCAATACATGCACTCTTATTTTTCATGTCTTTTGAAAGGAGACAAACGATGTTTCGCTGGTACAAGTTAATTCCAAAAGGCGCGTATGTTGAAGTGCAAACTTCGGGGCCTAAGGTGCCTTGGTCTACGGAAAAACGGCAATATCGAAACCGAGGTGAAAAGGCTTTTCACCTCGGTAAGTACCGGATCGTATGGGGTCGTCCAAGGATGTCGCAGAAATAACATGGCCTATAATGAGAAGAAGACCCCCATCACGAGCTACTAGCGAATGGTATGGGTCCGCGTAGAGAAAGACTACATCTTCTCATTCTTTTTTTTGACTCTTGAAAGGTTACCCATCTGATGATACGACTAGCTCGCTACGCTGGGGCAGCAAAGAAGCTTGTCGCTGATAACTCACCGGCAGTCTTGACCGCTGTTGCAGTTGTGGGTGTTGTTACTACTGCGATTCTCGTAGCGAAGGCAGCACCTAAAGCACACATTGATCTCGCAAATGAGGAATCCGAACGTCCCGGAGAAGCAGACCTGACCGATAAGGTACTCCTCACCTACCGGTATTACATCCCGGCTGTTGCCGTAGGAACCGCAACAATCGCTTGCATTATCGGTGCAAACACCATCAGTACTAAACGGAGTGCAGCTCTGGCAAGTGCCTACGGCCTTACCGAACTAGCATTCAAGGAATATCGTGAGAAGGCTATCGAGGTAATCGGCGAAGCCAAGGAAACGAAGATCCATGATGAAGTCATGAAAGACGTTGTGGATCGTGTCCCGGAGTCCTCACAGATCTTCATGACTGATGGCGGCAAACAGCTCTTCCTCGATCGCCATACAGAGCGTCTATTCGAAAGCGACATGGAGTCTGTTCGCGGGGCTGTGAATGACATTAACGAGGTCATTTATAGTGACATGTATGCCTCTCTGAACGACTTCTACAGACTGCTTGGCATTCCCACCAGCACAGTTGGTGAGGAGCTTGGTTGGACTACTGACGTTCCACTCAAGGTCCGATATTCCGCACAGCTCCATCAGGGTAAGCGACCCGTCGTGGTTGTTGACTTCGAGAAGGCACCCGTTCGTGATTACAACAGGTTCGGATAACCCCAAAGAGCCTGATTTGGAAGTGACTAATGTCGGGGAGGCCTTAGCTGGACAATTTCTTAAAGAACTGTCTATAGCTGTAGGTCTCCCTGCATCGGTCTGTGAAATCCTTCTAAAATCCGGATGGGCTCTCGAAATGGATATGAATGCGCCTACTAGATGGGTACGAAGGCTATAAATGTCACGCCCAGTAGCCGACTCGCCCACATATTTGGGCGATCGATTCTATATCGAAATTCCGAATGCGAACGTGACAGGCTGGTTGATTCACAAAATCAGCATGAATATCATCGACCATCAAAAGCATATCGATGGGATGATCGCTGCTGGAAACACCAACTTCCGAGAGCGTAAAACCTCGCGGGAATAACACACCCTATAATGACACCCACATTATCTTGAAAGGATAATCATGATCAAGAAGATCACTACCCTCGTCACCACCAACCGCAACGTCATCGCCCGAAAGGCTTTGCTCGTAGGAGGAATTGCCCTCGGCCTCGTAGCCGGAGCACTCCTCGTCAAGCCCGAAAGCGAGATCGTCATCGTTGGTGAGACGGTGGAAGAAGACGAACTGACCACCGACTCGTCCTCCGAAGAAAACTAGGCGTCATGCAGGAGTATCCGTAAGCAATTACAGATACTCCTGCTTTCATTTTTCCAAACAAACTTTTAGGAGAATCATGACTGACAGTACAGAACGAGCTCGCGCTTTCGACCTCTATCAGAACCGGAAAAAGGATGCCCTTATCGAGGGCAAGGAAGTTCCGAAGTTCGAGCAAAAAACCCTGACCGATCCGGATGCCTTCATCAAGAAGGCTAAAGAGCTTGTCGCCAGCACCGTAAACAAGCTCAGTGTCGATACTGGCGGAGTCGCCGACTTGACCGATGCCGACTTCTACATCGTCTGGTTCGTCAAGGTGCTCGGCAACTGGAAGGCATTGGTAAGTACTGATGCCTTCCATGGGTACTACTATGAGGTGACCTACAACGGTGCCAAGAATGAGTCATACGTAGATACGTATGTCAAGTCCGACAATCGAGCAGTATCCGATGAAGAATACAACGATGCCTTTATGTCCTGAATGTCGAGACGGTAAAACTACCAATTGTGTAGGTGCAGCCCTCGACCCCGAAACCGACGACTTCGTCACATGTAACACACAAACCACACTAGTAACAGGAGTAACACCCGAATGATCAGCAAAACCATTACCTTCGAAAACTTCCTTGGCGAAAAGGAAACGGAAACCTTCCTCTTCAACATGTCGAAGGGTGAGCTCGTCCAGATGCAGATGGCCGCAATCGACCAGAAGACGGAAAGCTTTCAGGACAAGCTCGAGAAGATCGGCAAGAACCTCAATGGTCAGGCCCTCATCGATGTCGTCGACGAGATCGTGCTCAAGGGCTACGGCGAGCGTACCACCGATGGCAAGCGGTTCATCAAGAACGCTCAGCTCTCTGAGAACTTCAAGTCCTCGGGAGCATATTCGGAACTGATCGTCGAACTCTGCACCGATGCTGACGCAATGGCAGCCTTCGTGAACGGTCTCATGCCCACGAACCTGCGGGACACCGTGAACAAGGAAGTAGCCGCTTCACAGTCTGCACGAGAGAAGTCGCTGGCAGGGATGCAGGGCTTCCGGAAGGCGGAAGAGAAGCCTAAGCCGACCCTGTCCGTGGTTCCGGATCTTCCCGTGGTCATCGAAGGTACTGCTGATCCGGTACTGGAACCGGTAAGCGTTCCTGTAGAACAGAACGATGAGCTCGCCAAGTTCCGTGCTTGGCAGGAACAGCAGAAGGGTTCTGATCAGTAATGGCATCAGAAGCTGTTGACAAAGCAGTAACGAGCTATCGTGTCGCTCGAGAAAATGCCGAATCCGCTCGAGACACTTTCCGGAAAGCTCAAGCAGAAGAAAAGCGAACTGGCGACCTGCTGGATCTGGCGAATGATGAGCTGAATACCGCTCATCAAAATCTCCTCGAAGCTTGTCGGACAAAGTAATACCAATGGAATGGGGGTGGCATATCAGTCACCCCCATTCTCATATTTATCTCTCTTGAAAGGAACAGATAATGATCAGTCCCGCAGTAGTAGGTTTGGTAAAGCTCGGCGCAGGCTTCGTGGTATCATCCGGAGTCAGTACCATGGTAGGCTTTGCTGCCAAATCCAGCGTCCCAAAGGTCGCTCCCCACATCATTCGAAATATCCCGACCCTTGCCAAGGGCTTCCATCTCTTCCAAAAGGTGGCGATCCCTGCCGGTGCAATTGCACTCGCAGGCTTGGCTTCCGAACAGGCCGTCGCATACGCAGAGCGGCGCATCGATGAGAATGTTGCGGAGGCTAACAACATCGAGGCCCGGATCAGCGAAGCCGTCAAGAAGACCCAGAAGGGTTCCAAGCCGGAGTCCACCGAGACTGAATAGTACTCGAGAACCGCCTCGACGTACGCCCTACTTTAAGGATTAGAAATGACATCTGCAGTACCGGGCCCTAAGCCCATGAATTACCAAGGTAACAGCAAGCTTGAAAAAGAGGTTGCCGATGAGGTACGGGAGACCCCGAAACTCAAGAAGATCGAAGGGATCGTCGTCACCGAGAAGAAGCCCTCACTCGGAAGGCGTATCAAGGAGAACTTCGGCGGACAGGATCTCAAAAGCGTAGGTCGCTCACTCTTCGAGGAAGTCATCATCCCGTCGACTCGAGATCTTCTGATGGCCCTCATCAACGAGGGCAGCAGTAGGGCTATCTATGGCGAAGGTTCTCGCAGGTCTTCGTCAACGATCCCGACGACCATCGTTGGCAGCTCTCGTGTTCGGTCAACGTCCTACAACACCATGTCACAGAGCCCTCTCGTAGGAACTAGGTCTGCTGGCGATACCTCGATCGGTCAGCGTGAGCGAAACCCGTTCGATTTCTCCGGATTGGTCTTCGCTACTCGCACTCAAGCCATGGAAACTATGGAACAGATGGGCGAGCCTGTCATGGAATTCGGTCGCGTCACAGTTGCCGACTTCTACGACCTCATCGGCAAGACAGGTAATGGCTTTACTGATCAGACAAACGGTTGGACCGCCCAAGGGTATAACCAGTTCAAGGTCGTAAAGCATCGTGACGGCTGGGTTCTGGACATGCCTTCTCCAATCGGTCTGGCATAAATATGACGTTCCCACTAGTCAATGACTCGGAAATTCGAGACACTGAGTCGGGATCGAGAACCTATGCCTCTGCGAAACTTCTTCCAGATAACGATCCAGATATTACTCGGAAAATTGCCGATGACTATGCTCGTCTAGTGCAGAAATATCCTGAGTACAACTTCGCGATCGTGTACGACGAAGTGGAAGGTGTTATAAATATCGGATGGTCCAAAGCAACCTAACAAGAGACTTCAGGGGGAGTCATGTCACTTGAACAAAAGAGAGCCAAGCTGTTGGAGAGGTATCCGGGCTCAGAGAAAATAGCAAAAATGTCGGACAGGCAGATTCATGTCACATACATGCGTCTGTTGAACGAAGGTGATCTGTGAATCCATTAACAACCGATCAGCTCATAGCACTGGCGGCGATAGGCGGTTTTATCTTGGTGATATATGTCATCGGTGAAACCTTCCTTCGTTGTAGGAAGCAGAAGGAAGTACTGCCTACGCCGGTGACTAAAGCGGGTCTCACTCAGTTTGATGATCTTTCCCCCGGAGAAGCTGTAATTATGGCTTGGTCCGATCCCGGCAATAACCCGCATTACCATCGAATGATGCAGGATGACGTACGTGCCCAGATGCCTGTTCTGGGACGAGCACTTGACCGCATGGTCGAAAACTAATTAGGAGAATACATTGAGTAACGAAGTAGCAGAAACCGTGACTGAGGTCGCGAACACTGTAGCAGCAACTGCAGTACCCGCTCAGAAGGCTGTCAACACCGCAACGAAGCTCTTCTTCAAGGGCGTCGGAAAGGTCAAGCGGTTCAGCCCCGAGATCCTCATGGTCGTCGGTGTCACTGGTGTCGTCGCTGCCGGTATCCTCGCCTGCAAGGCAACCCTCAAGCTGGAGGACGTTGTCGAGAAGGCCGAAGCCGACATCATGGACGTCAAGGATCGTCGAAGCGTGAACGAATTCGACTCCGAGGTTGAGTTCAACAAGGCTCTGACAAAGGTCTACATCAACCGTGGCCTTCAGGTCACCAAGCTCTACACCCCCGCTCTGTCAGTTGGGCTCGTAGGTATCGGCTGTCTCCTCGGTTCACACGGCATCATGAGCCGTCGGAATATCGCAATGGCGGCGGCATACAAGGCCGTCGAGTCCAGCTTCGCTGAGTACCGCAACCGCGTAGTCGAAGAACTCGGAGAAGATAAGGACAAGGAACTCCGCTTCGGCCTCGTCGAAACCGAAGTCCCCGTCTATGACGAGGAGGGCAACCAGACCGGCACCAAGAAGCTGACTGATGTCAAGATGGGCAAGTGGTCTTCCTACGCTCGAATCTTTGATGAAGGCAACGAGAACTGGTCCAAGATTCCGGGAATGAACCAGATGTTCCTCTCCAATCAGCAGAACTGGCTGAACGACCGTCTCAATGCCCGGGGCTACGTATTCCTGAATGATGTCTACAAGTGCCTCGGCATTCCGGCAACGCCTGCCGGTCAGGTCGTCGGCTGGCTCAGGGAGAACCATGAAGATTCGAAGGACGGCTTTATCGACTTCGGTCTGTTTGAGATTGAGAATCAGGCCAAGCGTGAATTTGTGAACGGCTTCGAGCGCTCCGTCATCCTCGACTTCAATGTCGATGGTGATATTCACCAGAAGATCTAAGTACCCGTATTTCCCAGCTGGTGCGTTGTTGACTAATGCAGCGCACCAGCTTTTCATTTATCGGTCTCAAAGTTTAAAGGAACATATCAAATGTCTGTCGCTACCCCGAAGCCGTCCGTACCGTCTGTCACAACTGCCAGCGCACCGAAGCCCAAGCCTCGTGCAGAGCGAAGTGCACCGGTTCGCAACCCCGCATTCCGGGAAAACGAAGGTCTTCGGGCTCTTCAGAAGCAGCTCAACTCCCGTCCCAACAAAACCAAGTAGGTAAGGAAGTGTCAAATGAGAAAGTCAAAATCGGTATTGCTCTCGCAGCTGGTCTCTGCATCGGTGGAGGCATTGGCTACGTCGTGGCTGATCGAAAAATCAGGGGTAAAGCTGAAGAAGAGATCGCATCTGTCCAAGATCTCTACAGTCGTCTTCGCTCTGAGGATGCTGCACAAGCCCGGGAAGACTGGTCTGCGGCACCCTTTGACCAGTCTGAGGAAGAAGACAGCGATGCTTATTCTGAAGAAAGCCTTGCTGAAGAGGTAATCAAGCTCGGCTACGTCAATTATAACTCTGTGGGACAATCCAATCGCACAGATCCAAACCATATTCCACCAACTGAGCAACCTTCTGGGGAGGAAGACGAAGTTGATCAAGATCTAAGAGAGGAGGGTGATTACGTGAGAAATATTCGCGTAGTTAACCCCAACAGGGATGCAGATCCCGATGACGTAACCCAGTGGGATCGTGATCCCCACCGTCCCTATGTAATCACCGAGGATGAATATCGGATCGATCGTCCGGATTTCTCCAAGACGTCCATCACTTATTACAGGGGCGACGATACCCTTGCTGATGAGAACGATCGATTCGTCTCCGATTTGGATGGCACCATCGGTGAAGACAACCTTCAGTTCTTCGGTCTCGCATCGAGGGATGAACGGCTGCTTCATATTCGAAACGAGCGGGTAGAAGCTGACTTTGAGGTAGCACTCAATGACGGTCAGTATTCCCGTGAGGTTCTTGGATTCGGTATCGAGGAATCGATGGTCCGAGAGTCCAAGAAAGGGCCCAAGAAAATGAGGCACCGTGAGTGAGTAGCGAAGGGACATTAGACGACCTATATCTTGAGTGGTTGTACAGGAATTTCGTAGGATCGGTAACGAATCGAAATCCCAACAGCTCACACTGGGGCCTCACAAAGCAGCTTTACAGGACTAGATATATTTGGGTCGTGCATGATGATAAGCACCGTGGTGAAGATGGTAAAGAACTTCGTCGCGAGTTTATCGAGTGCTGCGATATTGAAGATGTCGAAATCAATTGGCTGCAGATCGAATGCTCAGTGCTCGAGATGCTGATCGGTCTAGCTCGCCGGGCTGCCTTTGAAACAAATGAGGAGCCCGGCGATTGGCTCTGGAGGTTCCTAACAAATCTAGGACTTCAGAGCTATAACGACCGTATCTACACCGCTGATGTTAAGGGGGAGATTGATGCGATCGTTCAGCGATGGCTCACTCGATCCTACGACACGAACGGAGCTGGGGGACTATTCCCCTTGAAACATGCGAGACAAGATCAAACACGAATCAAAATGTGGTATCAGCTACAGGCCTATCTTCTCGAAGGTGAAGATATCGAGAGTGCATCCTAACTAGACTCCGGGAGGGAGGTTAAATGGACTTCTGTAAGATAAAAGAAAGTCCCGTGAAAAATGACGTCATTGAGATCACACCAGATTTCAAAGTTATGCGGTCGAAAGATCTCATGGTTCGCGGAAAATCATTCTATGCAATTTGGGATGAGTCTTTGGGGCTATGGTCTCCGGATGAATATATCGTACCGCGTCTAATCGATGCAATGCTCGAGGAACGCAAAGAAGCGGTGAAGAAACGTCATGACGGAATCGTTCGTGTTAAGTACATGGACGATTTCAGCAGCGGTAGCTGGTTGAAGTTTCAAAACTATGTCAGAAACCTGTCGGATTCTTCACGCGAGCTTGACGATGACCTTACCTTCAGTAACACAGAGGTCAAGAAGAGTGACTTCGTAAGTCGTCGCCTTTCATATCCTTTGGCTCCCGGAGATATTAGCGCTTTCCGTGAGATTTTGGAAACGCTATATGAACCAGAGGAAGCAGCAAAAATCCTCTGGGCAATCGGTGCCATTGTGTCGGGGGACTCTAAGAAGATCCAGAAGTTCTTGGTATTCTATGGAGCCCCCGGCGCTGGTAAAGGTACCATCATCGACATCATCACGAAGCTGTTCGAGGGATATTACACCACGTTTGAGGCAAAAGCTCTTACTGGCACCAATACCTTTGCGACCGAAGCCTTCCGGACCAACCCTCTGGTGGCAATCGACCCCGACAGTGATATGTCTCGCATCGAAGACAACACAAAATTGAACTCGATCGTGGGTCACGAGCCCATGACGATCAATGAGAAATACAAAGCTCAGCACACCATGAAGATCCGATCATTTTTGATCATGGCAACTAACAAGCCTGTCAAGATCACAGATGCTAAATCAGGTCTTATTCGTCGTATGATCGATGTGCACCCCTCCGGTGCAAGGCTATCGCCTCGTAGGTACCAAGCGCTAGTCTCACAAATAGACTTCGAGCTAGGGGCTATCGCGCATCACTGCCTCGAGGTCTATCGGAGCATGGGTCGGGACTATTACTCAGGTTACAAACCGATTGAGATGATGCTCCAGACCGACGTGTTCTTCAACTTTATTGAAGCGCACTACGACGTATTCAAAGAGCAAGATGGAGTGACCCTCCAGCAGGCTTATGACATGTACAAGACATTCTGTGATGAGTCCGGTTTCGAGTTCAAGATGAACCGGATGAAGCTTCGTGAGGAACTGAAGAACTATTTCAAGGATTTCGATGAGCGTGCCTTTGTCGGGGATGTTAGAGTGCGTAGTTGGTACTCAGGATTCAATGCGGATCGGTATAAAGCACCTACCAAAAAGGACGAAAAGAGCTTCGCACTGATCATGGATGAGACCGAATCCGTAGTCGATATTCTGTACTCTGAACAGCCAGCACAATACACGACTGCTAATGAGACGCCTATCAAAAAATGGGCAGAAGTCACTACAAAGCTTTCAGAAATCGACACAACAAAGCTTCATTATGTGAAGCCTCCATCAAACCATATCGTCATTGACTTCGACCTAAAGGATGCTAATGGCCAAAAGTCAGCCGAAAGAAACCTCGAAGCAGCTAGTACTTGGCCGAGTACTTATGCTGAGTTTAGTAAAAGTGGGGCCGGGGTCCATCTCCATTATATCTACGACGGAGACGCCTCAGACCTATCCCGAGTCTATGATGAGGGTATCGAGATCAAGGTCTTCACCGGTGATAGTTCTCTGCGTCGACGCCTGCTGAAATGTAACAACATCCCGATTACCACAATCAACAGTGGGCTTCCTCTAAAGGAGAAGAAAGTGATCAACACCGATGTGGTCAAGAGCGAGCGAACTATTCGTGAGCTTATTGAACGCAACATGAAGAAGGATATTCATCCGGCAACAAAGCCGAGTGTAGACTTCATCAAGAAAATCCTCGACGAATCCTTTGAGCAGGGTCTGACGTACGATGTGACGGACCTGAAGCCTCGTATTCTTACGTTTGCAGCTCAGAGCAACAATCAGGCTCTGACTTGCATCAAGCTCGTCAAGGATATGAAGTTCAAGTCAGCAGATTTGCCGGACAACGATATTGAGGTAACCCCCTCGGCATTCGTTAAGGCAGATACTCCGGAAGATGACCGCATCGTATATTTTGACGTGGAAGTCTTTCCGAACCTGTTCATGATCTGCTGGAAGTTCAAGGGTAGTGACACGGTCGTTCGTATGATCAACCCGACTGCTCAGCAGGTTGAACAGCTCATGAAGCTCAAGCTCGTGGGCTTCTACAATCGCAACTACGATAACCACATGCTCTGGGCTGCCTACATGGGCTTCGACAATGCGGCGATCTACCGTCAGAGTCAGCGTCTTATCAACGGCGAACCCAATGCAAAGTTCGGAGAGGCTTACAACGTCTCATATGCCGATATTCTGGATTACTCATCCAAGAAGCAGAGCCTGAAGAAGTTCCAGATCGAACTTGGTCTCGTACACAAGGAACTCGGCATCCCTTGGGATCAGCCTGTTCCGGAAGAGCGCTGGGCCGAAGTCGAAGAGTACTGCGTAAACGACGTTATNACAACCGAACAGGTTGCTGAGGATCGTGAGCAGGACTTTGTAGCACGTCAGATTCTGGCAGATATGAGTGGACTTTCNGTCAANGAAAGTACCGCTCGCCACACTGCTCGGATCATTTTCGGAGAAGATCGACGTCCTCAGGAAAAGTTCAACTACACCAAGCTTGCAGAGATGTTCCCCGGATACAAGTACGACTTCGGTAAGAGCACCTATCGGGGTGAAGAGGTCGGTGAAGGCGGCTACGTCTATGAAGAACCCGGCATCTA